TACTACACGATTTGAATTCTTTACTATTTTAAATGTTGCTTGTACATCAGTATCACTCTTTGAACCAAACAATGATTTATACTTTACTGGATGGTAAACAATTTCGTCGCTTATTGATTTAATCTTATTAATAGACGATCCAAAGTCTAAGAACAATGAATCACTACTAGGTGCCAACGGCATAACTGCATTATCGCCTCTTAGATACTTTCTATATTCAACGTCATATGTTTTTGTTAATAGATACAAATCAATAATATTACTACTACTTGGATCAATACGACGATTTTCCGCAGCAGCATGTCTGTAATCAAATCTAATACTATCTCTACCAGTATATGCTTTATAATCAATACATAACTCTAGTCCTGTTTGTGTAGAATTAAACTTTTTAAATACATTTGTACTACTAATATAGAATATTGTTGCAACATCATAAGAACTATACGAGCCAATGGCTGCTTCAGTTGTTTTAACTTGAATCTTTTCTGTTACTGCACTAATATATTCAAATGTTTCTGTGTTGTTTTTCATAAACTTTTTAGCAAAGATATATTTTGTATCTGGAAGGTTTGTAGGTGCTACAATATTTGTAAACAAATCTGGATCATCTATTACACCATCAGCATCGCTGTCAATAAATCCTATTTCTAGTTTTTTACTGTCTACATAACCTTCAGCTGTTCTGTACTCTTTAACAACTTGCCATTTCCAGTCTTGATTAAACGGTGTTAATACATCTGGTTGATTGTTGTTACTTAAAATACTGATTGTATCTGTTACAATCTTTCCTATTTTACTATCATAGATTCTATCGTTGCCATCAAAATAGAAACGTATTTGTTTATCGCTTTCAAATACATATCTAACAGCACGACTAGTTACTGTATATGTTTCGCCATTTGTTTCAAATAGGAATACCCAACTAGCATCTTGGTTTGTACCTGTAGCATCGCCAGTTTTACCTGTGTCAAATGCACTAGTCTTATCAAGATTGCTGTTTGTAATAACTTTCCAATTGGTTGTTTCTACATCATATCGTAAACCAAATGTTTTAAATGCAAATACCTGATCTACCATTTGAGACAATGTATCATTAACAATATTATTGTTTAATACTGGAATAATTTCAACAAGTTTGCTGTTGGCAGGAACTTCTTCATTTAACACAACAGGGCCTAATGTACTATTAATTTCTGGTATTGTTCCATTTTCAAATACACTTATAACCTTTGTCCAGATATATTCTTTGTCGCCAAGTTTGGAAACTGCACCAAGTACAAGTTGATTGTCTTTGTCATAGTGATATCCAGAAGGTGGTATAAACTTAATCAAACTGCCTGGGCTTACATTTCGCATAGTTGTTGCTGTAAAGCTAGACACTGCTTCTGGAATATTAAACTGATCTTTAAAAAGCCCAGTACTTTGATTGGTGTCATTTGTTGTTGCAGACCAAGTATAGTTTAGTTCTGCAATACTTGTATTCCTGTTAAAGTTTTTATAATAAAAGTTTTTTGTTTGCGTATCTTTGATTATAGCCAAAACTTGATTATTTATAGTTGCTTCGATATCTGTTTTTGAAGTAAAATCAAAACTAAACTTATTTGTTAAATTTTCTGTAAAAATACTTCCGTCATCGCCGAACATTAAAGTATTACTATACTTTCCTGTTGCATCTCTTAGATCATAATAACGACTTATACCACTACTGGTTCTGTTTATACTTTTAGTTTTAATGATTTGCTGACTCACACCCAGTGGTCCGATGTTATAATCTTCGCCTGTGATCAAACGATTCTGAGTATAATATGTACTCGGTGCATTTGTTTTAATACTTTCATTAGATTCTGCACTATCTGCATTTGAAACAACTGTTTGTAGTTCTAAAACAATATTAAGTGTTTCTGCAGAGTTGTTTTTACTAAGATATGGTACTTGTATTTGTATGCCTGTTAAATCAGCAGGATTAATATTAAACTGTGAATTAGCACTTGTTCTGTAATATACTTTAAAGTTGCCTTTTGGTAGAGTACCAAATGTACCATCACTAAAGATAAGACTTATTCTATCATTAACACGACTTAATACACTGTATAAATCACGAATGCCTTTGGTAACACTATTATAAACAATATTGTTGCCTTCAACATTTTCTACTTTTTCCCATAGTGTATCTTCATTGCCATTGCTGTCTAACTTATAAAGCCAAACATCACTGTTGTTGATATTATCACTATCAATATTTACTGTTGTGTTAGGAACAGGATTAGTTACTGCAAAAGTATTACTTTGTAATGTTCCTTGTCTAAAGTGCATAAAGAATCCACTGTTTGAACTGCCTGCGCCCTGTCCATTGTCTCTATAAAGAAACGCTAGTTTATTTCCAGGAAATGGCTCTTCTTCGTAAATGCTGTTAGTGTCAGTGTTAACACCTGTACTAACTATTTCAAACTTACGAGAACTATTGTCAATATTTTTTGTAAAACTATACAAAGGCAGGTCTGTATTTCTTGCACTAAATCTGTATTGCTCAGTTGTTACACCATCGATAGTAGATTTTTTAACAGGACGACCAAATGTTGCATTTGCAGGCAATGATGCATTTAAGATCTTAATAAACTGTTCGTACCAATCCGAGTTAGTAGGATCATTCCATATGATAGACTGATTAGACAAGTTGTTGTTGTTTGCATCTATTACATCTTCTGTTGTGCTAACACTTTCAATCTTTAACAATCCGTTTGCTGGAATGTTTCTGTTTGGATTATAACTAATAAGTCTTGCTAGACGGAGAATACTTTCTCTACGTTCTGCTGTCTCGATATAGTTTTCTCTTGCATTTAAATCTGTGCGGAAAGCGAGGTTTTGACCTAAAAATGCAATCATATCAATGAGCGCAAGATATTCACTTGACTCAATATAATCATTGAAGTCTTCTGGATAGTTTTCTCTAATGTAACTGATCATAGTTCTACGTAAATTATCAAAGTCGTAACTTTGGAAATCTGCATATCTAAAACTTTGATATATTGTCTTCCAGTCTTCTGCTAGTAGCAGTCTGTTTTGCCTGTCTGTCGTTGACATTCGCCGTTCCTCACTTCTATACTATATTTACCTGATGTAAAAAACTGCGTACTTTAAATTAGACCATTGGTCTGATCAAACTTGATGCGCATACTTTCGCTAATACTGTAAGGAAGATAAGTCAAGGAACAGTCTATTTGTATGCCGCTTTCGTAAGAATCGACAATAATACTATTGACTGATACTCGTGGATCGTAATTTATAATTTCAGTTATGTCTTCTATAATAAGTTGTTTTAGATCATCTGTGAATGGTTCAAATAGGATATCCCAAATAATAGTACCAAACTTAGGATCACTTAGTTTTTCGCCTTGGCGGATATGAAAATGATTTATAATATCTTGTTTGATTAGCTGAATATCGTATAAGTTAAACCCGTTGGGATTAGCTACTGTGCTTATGCCGCGATATTGTTTAGATACAACCGGTGATTGATCTTTTCCTAATCCGGATACTGTAATATTCTTGTAAAGTGATTTTTCATTCGCGGCCATACTGTATTTATCCTGCTCTTAATGCAGCAAATGCCGACTGGCTCTCTGCTGGCAATTTTGATAATTCAACTGATTGAGTTTCAGGTGTTAATGCTGTTAGCCTATCAAATTCTGTTGAACGCATTGTAAATACTTGCCCATTTACTACAACGCCTAGTACTGTTTCTTCTTCTACTTTTTGTTCAATGCTTATACCGTATAAGTTGTTCTTTTTAACCAATCTAGTACCAAACTGTTTTGCACATTTTTTACAGGCCGATGCCATATCTGCAAAAGCAGTATCGTTTGTGGTTTTAAAAGTTTTTTTATCTATTTGTTTTGCTAAGTTAGCCATGTTGTTTAGTTGTGCTTGCGGATTGTCATTGAATGATATGTTATTTGCAATATTTTTTCCAACTGACGAAGATATTCTGGATTTATTTGTTAACTTGCCGACTAAGTTTGCGCCAACGTTGAATGCAGCATTAGATAATGCTCCTTTAAGATTAGGAGGCAATCCATTTAATGCACCTGTTAGGTTGTTAGTAAACTCACCTATGCCTTTTGTAAACTGACTAAACACTGGGCCTACGCCTGGTATGCTTGATATTGCTGTGCCTAATCCATTTGCAAGTTTTCCTGCCATATCACCTAATGCGCCAGACACTGCTCCTAATGCATTACCTAACGCACCGTCTATTGCTCCTAATGCACTACCTAATGCACCCGATAATCCTGTACTTGATAACAAGTTTCCCATTACACCCGGAAGGTTTCCTAATATGCCAGCAAGTCCGCCGCCGATTAAACTACTTAATCCACCTTGCAATCCTTGCAAAAAGCTATCTTTCATTAGTTCAACTGTATTAGTAGTTGCATCAACTATCTCTGTACGTAATGTTGATGGGTTTTCTGCGTTTGTTGTTCCTGAATATGTATCTGTGCCCGGGGCACCTGTTTGGATGGTAACTCTGTCTGAAGCAACACCTGCTACGTTTCCGGCTGCAAGTGTACTAGGTGAAACAAATCCTAAATTTTCAACAAATGCAGCAGGATTAGTAATACCCTGCAATGCACCGGCTGCACTTGCAAGAGGTCCTGCTAGTGCATTTCCAATCAACGCTCCTGCTGCGCCTTCGACCACGCCTCTTAGATTACCTGAATTTAAGCCGCCGACAATACCGCCTACTAATGCAACCGTTGGCAATGGTGCTCCTGCTGCAATCTGATTTATCCCAGCAGCACCTTGTGATATTGATTCTCTTATAATAGGTGGCAAGAGTTGTGAATTATCTATTCTAAATGCTGTCATGGTGTGCTCCTATTAGTATTTATTATAGATCGTTTATAGGAGTTCTGTCAGTGTGTACTGGACGTTCTTCCATGTGTATATCTTGGCTTTCTGTATCAACTGCTTCTGTTTTATCAGGAGCTGTTTCAAGTGGGTTCCAGTTTTCGTGCCCTTGCCACGGTTCGTGCTGCGGAACTCGTTGCGGAAACTTTGCTTTAACTGCATCTGCTGCTGCTTCTGCTGCTGGGCCGTTGAGATTGATATCACCACCGGAGATTGTTGTGTTTGCTGCACCGATCGAAAAGTCTCCTCCGGCAGTATTTTTAAAGGCACCGCCACTTTTGGCATTGATCTCTCCGCCGGCCGAAATATTGCCGTTAGCACCTACTTTTATTTCTAAGTTAACTGCTGCACTTTGGTATATACTACCATTTACAATCATGTTAATGTTTCTACCAGCCTCAAAGTTAATATCTCTGTCTGCTACAAAGTTAAAATCTGTTTCTGTGTGAAAACTAATACTATCTTTTGCATAAACGTCAAGTTTACCATTGCTGGTCATTTCAATCCAAGCTGTTCCTCTGCTATTATTAATATAAATTAGATCTTCACTGGTATTAATCATTATTTGGGCACCAGTACGTGTTCTAAAACGTATCATTTCGTTTGCAGGGCGTGTAACATCGCCGCCAGCTTCGCTTGCTTCTTTGTTTATGTATTTGTAAGGAGTATCTTCAGGGGATCCTTCTCGTATAAGTTTGTCGTCGCCGTCATCAATAACAAAACTACTACTGCCTAAACGGTTTACATGTACAGTTGCTTGACTTTCTTTTAAACCTATTCTACCTTGCGGCGAACCGCCACGTTTATCAACTGGACCTGGGCTACTAATTCCAAGTACTGCACTAGGAAACTCACGTTGCGCACTTGAAGTTGTTATA